TTCTTCAAAAACAGACTGAATTTCTTCAGCAATCACTTTGCTTTGGTTAGGCTCGTTCATTTGTACGATAGTTTCTTATACTTTATTTATGTCAGGCAACAGGTTTGGCTTCGTAGGTCTGAACATCCTTATTAGTTTCAGTTTTAGCCAACTCAGTAGCAGCACCAACTAACTTGTCACGGATTCCCAAATTTAAACCTTTACCCTTTTCCTTCTGTTGTTTCTGTTGTTTCTGTTGTTTCTTCTTCTCTTCTTCTCTCTTCTTCTCCATTTCATCCTTACCTGATCGGTAAGTCAATGGAGATCTCACACCACCACCGGGACCAGAAGCAGCTCTTTGCTTATTGAAGTCTTCTTTTCCCTTTGATTTGGGACCAAGTCCACCAGTTACACCACCACTTCTGGGTGATGTCTGTCGTGTCTCTCTTGATTTGTTATCATTTCCTGATGGTGCCTGTGATGTAGACTTATCTCCTCCCGTCTTTCTGACAACAATAGACCCACCCGGTTTCTTATCTTTCTTATCTTTCTTATCTTCACCTTTGGCTTTCTGTCTTGCTGTGCGATAAGTTTTTGCCTCTTCCTCTGTCCTACCCTTCATAAACTGGTTAAACTGGTCATCGGACATACTACCGACTTTATCCGATACACCTTCTAACAGAAACCTCTCGAAAGTTTTCATCTAACTACCCTTTTCTTTCTATTTATCCAATTCTTTCTGATTCTCTTTCAACATTCGCATCAAGTCCGATGTTGACCCGGTCATATAGATGTTATTCTGAGTATTATTTTGGGTAGCTTGAATTTTACTCTCCTCTACTTCCATATCTTTAGTCTTCTTATGAAGGTCTTGGAGTTTCTCCACAACCTCAGCAGCATTCTTGGCTCCTGCAAGTGCTACTTCATATGCTCTAGGATGGTCTGTGGACTGAGCCACATCTAAAGCACCATCAAGTGCCTCTTGCATCTTATCTACAATGTTGTAGAGTTGTGCTCGAGCATACTGATAATCTTTCTCCCTATCTTCAACTCTATCACCGACCTTAAGAGGTTTTGCTTTCTTAATTTCAGTGGTAACTTCGGTCGGAACAATATCAAATGTATTATCAAGAGAGTCAAATGTACTCATTAGCCAACTCCAAAGTAGTCCTGGTCATCACCAAAGAGGTCTTCGAACTTCTCAACAACTCTGTAGTTGTCCTTGTCTGGATCGATTTCGTCTCTTGGTTTGGGTGGAGTATCTGTAGATTCCACCTCGGCAGTATAACGAACCTCGGCAGGACGACGGACGGTATCTGTTCTGTAATCCAGGGTAATCTTTCTGATATCCTTGGAAACATCCACAGGACCGAATAGATAGGTCTTGACGGTAAAGTTAAGAGTCCAGATAAGAGTTCTTCTTTGTGTATAATCACCCTCATAGTCGTCAGTATAACCCACACCATTCAAAACAATGGCAATGTCCCTCTCTTCATGAGTTTCATCAATGACTTCAATAGAAACATTCAATGAAGGATGGAAATTGGGAAGAATCTGTTCGATGATTTGTAGTCCATCATCTTGATTCTTGGCGATAATCGCCATTTCAATCTCTAAGTTATAAGGAACAGGGAGATATTGAGTATATTGTACTGGTTTTCCCTCAGCATCTGTTCCTTTCTGTGGAATACTCTTAGCAAACTGAGTGGGGACCAGCTTTCTTGACCCATCATAGTTTAGACCTTTAATCTCAAAAGATATGCGAGGCAAACTAATCTGGTATGGTTGCCTCTCGGAGATGGGCTCCGAGGCAATCATTGCCAAATATTTCTGATATGGCCCATATTGTATGGGACACTTGTAACTTTCTAGTGAATTCTTATCTTTTCTATTTGGGTCTTTTCGCTTAACAATAATGTTATTGAAAAGAGTACCAAATGCAAGGATAGACTTCCTAAAAATCTGATGATAGTAGTAACGTCCGAGCACTATTTCTCCTTATCTACCACTATTTATACGAAACCGAATGGATTATCGTCATAGATATCCACAATTTTGATATCGTCAAACTCATCCTGAAGGATTTTGTTATCAGAGAAAGGCATTTCCATAGCTTCTGCCTTGATAGTCACATACCGAGCCCCACTCTCACGACCAACGACTAATGACACATCAAACTTATTGATTGTGACATCTTTATTCTCGTCTTCTTGGTCTGGGTCAAGGTCTGATAGGTCATTGACAATCAGTTTTCCCTTTGGTTTATTCCACTCCAAAACTCTACCGGAGATTTTATCAACTCGGTTAATGAAACCGGCATCATTGTAGAGTCGGAAAACATATTAGACTCCAATTTCTTTTCTCACTTCTATGGTCCGTGTGTTTAGTAGCTCAGTACCGAGATTCTGTTCCACTACAATGTCGTAAATGTCAACTTCTTCCAGTCGGTTAAAGGTTCCAGTGCCACCACTCTTGACTTCAAACTCCATTCTATAATAGTCGGGTCTGGCTTGTTGTTCATCAATATCATCAATACCAGTATTGAAGGTTTCACCAGAGTACTCAAACTTCTCACATTGTAACTCAAACACATAACCTCTTCCTAACTGGAAGAAGGGAGAGTCAAACATCACATACTTGATTTCAAAGATACCCTCATCGAATGGGAAGTAAATTAAGTCACCTTCTTTCGGTCTCGTGGCAATCTCACCATCGAGAGGATTGAGTATATCTGTGGGTGGATTACCATTTATCCCGTTATAGTAAGACTTAAGATATGGGGAATAGTAAGAAGTAAATTGAGACCTTGACATCACCAATGTGATTTCATCGGAAGACCTCACACCAAACTTAGTAAGAAGCTCCATTGAGTTATCATATCCACTGAAACTCTTCAAGTACATCGGAATAGGCATCGCCACTTCAAAGGCATTCTTTGTGCTTTCGTGAAGTAGTTTATCCAGGTTCAGATGCCTCCTTGGTAGATACATCGCATCGATACCATAGATGGCAATTTGCTCTACGACCAAGTCATCAATGAGAAGTTGTTCTGATGTTTGACCTGGATGAGTACTATTAAAAAAGGGTGATGTATACGGACTCATATCAACCCACCATATCCAAACAAGGGTCAGCCCAATCCATAGCGAATCTTTGTCTTAATGTTTCCAGTTCTTTCTGTGCGTCAGAGAGTATCCTGTCTCCGTTAAGAGTGATACCACCAGGTAAAGACACCTGACTATACTTAATCAGGTTTCTACCCCACTGGGCTTTAACCAGGGCGGTGGCAAACTCCTTCAACCACATATCATTATACAAGTCAGGGAAGATGTCTGGGGAGGGTTTAACCATACACTCAATACAAATATAGTTACCTTTAGCAAAACTCAAATCACTATCAATGAAAAGTCTATGAGTTCTCTGATTAAAGTTATACTTGACGGGTGGATTAAACATAAAGTCCATCATCGCCAAATAACCTCTCATAATCCAGTAAGTCGTGAGAGTGAATGTATTATCACAACTATCACCCAGGAGATTACCCGCAAGAATATTACCAGGTCCGATAGGCATGGTGCCTCCCACCATACCACTACCAAAACTGGCCTTCATAACATCAGTTACACCAACTACATCATCTGGCATAACCAAGAAATTGTTTTGGTATTTGGGACTCATATTAATTTCACGACCAGTCTCAGACTGAAGGATTTCTCCCTTTTCATTCTCTAATATATCACCACTAGAATCAGTTAAAGTATTGAGAGGACCATTAATAACGGCATCTACTGGTGAGTATGACCTCCACCATCTTCTAAACTCATTCGAAGCTTCGAATGTTAAATACATCCTTTCCGTGCCATAAAAATGAGACCTTTTATTGTAATACTGAAAGGCGTCATTAATGGCTATGTCGAGCTGTTCATCAGCAACATTAATCTGAAGAACGGGAGCACCCAGTTTCATCAGAATATGTTGCTTAAACTCATCTCTATTTTGTGGGGAGGCAATGCTCATATCCCTTACCCTTTTTTACTATTTATCAGAAGACAGGATAGTTCTTCAAGTAGAAACTGGTTCTTTCAAGAAGGGCATCAAGGAGTTCCTGTGGATAAAGTGGGTCAGCTGTGATGAGAGACACCAGGTCATAAACTTCTTGGAGTTGTCCGGTGTTAGCAGCATTCATAATAGTAGCAAATTGTGACCTCACCGTAGCTCTATCAGTGGAGTCCAACTGACGAACCATATAGTAACCAATAACAGCTTGAAGGACAATCTCAGAAACTGTGGCTCTGATAGATTCGATACCTTGAACAGACAAACCAGCCTCAAGAATCTCTTGTGCTGATGTCTC